TGCGGGACATGATGTCCAAGGGCAAGACCTTCACGCAAGCGCACGACGCGGCTAAGAAAGAGATGGGTGATTGATGCCGATGTACGACTTTAAGTGCCCAGAAGGATGTGGGTACTTTAACGATATTTTTGTGCCTTTGGCGCAACACGGCAAAACAACTTGCACGGAATGCGGGGCATTGATGTCCACCGTTATTGGTGACGTGGCGTTGATTGGCCCTATGCCGTCTAAGCCCCTTGTCGTAAAGCAGGTGGGCCGCACGTTTGAGTCAGGGGCCGAGTGGCGGGATTACCAGCGAAAGAACCCCGACTGCCAGATTGTTTCGTCAGACTCCTCTGAATGGAGGAAGCACCGAGACACTGTTGCGGAAAAAGCCGAAGCGCGGGCACGCAAGATGGGCTACCGAGACCACGCTGACAGAAAAGCCAAACGCAAAAAAGACAAAGCTAAACGCGCCGGTAAGGTTGACAAGCAAATATATGTCCACTAAAGACATCATGAGGTACCCATGCCAGCTCAAGACAAACTAATCCGAATGCTCAACGAGAATCCTCCCGGCAACTTTGCTGAACTAGAGGAGTTGATGTCGGATTGTGGTTATGGCGTGACCGTTACAGACCCTGGCGCGGGGATGGGCGACGAGACGTATTCCGAAGAAATGCCGGAAGACATGGGTCCAGAAGATGAGGGAGAAGAAGAGCCTGTAGACGACTTGATGGATATGATGCCCCCTGGCATGGGAGCTCCGAGTCCAAATGAAAGTCCTCGCATGAAGGTTCGTCGCATGACTATTGTTGCGGCAAAGAAAGCTCTCCCGAAGGATAAGAAAAGGGAGGAGTAATGAACGAAGAAGATTTTGAGGCGGGGGTTGATGCTCCCGTATCCGAGGCAGTTGACGCTTCTGTTGATGCGGCCCCGGTTGATGCCGCTTCCGATGAAGCGCCTGCCACTTCGGAGCTCTCCCTCTCCGCCGACACAGATTCCGAGGAGTCTGCCCCCGTCTCTTTTCCTTCTGCTGATGACTTCGGTTGGGACTCTTGGGACGGCGAGTTTGAGCAACTTCCCGAGCAGCTCCGCAGTTGGGGCGACAAGTTCAACGGCTACTACGGGTCTCGCCATCAAGCGGCGCTAGACCAACAGCGGCAACAGATTGAACAACAGCACAGTTTGTACGAGGCCTTGATTAGCGGCAAAGAAGATCCGCGTGTGGCCGAGTATACGGGGCAGTTGCAAGATTGGGAGCAAAAGCACAGCGTTCTAGAGGCAAAGTTTGCGTCACTAGAATCTGACAACAAACTTTTCGTAGAGAGCGTCAACAAGTCTATCGAAGCAGAGGCCGAGCGTTTTGCTCAAGCCTTCCAAGAATCGAACACGGACTTGTTTAATGATGAGGCTCTCTCGAATACTTTTGCAGACCTGCTCGAAGAGGGCTGGGATCTTGAGACCGCTGCGGAAGCCTCGCGCCTTCCACAGAATGTTCTTGAGGTTGCAAAACAGGCAAAGGCAGATGGTGTTCCTGATTCGTATGCGCTCAAACTTGCGCGTGGTACGAAAATGCGGTCACCTCAGCCTCGGCCTGGCGCTAAGTTAACGTCCGGGGCCACAACCCCCAGCCGCTCCCCCGAGCAGGTGGAAACGACGAATACTGGGGCGATGTCCTTGGCGGACTGGCGGAAACATGTTGCGCGTAATGCTCTGAACACTAGTAAAAGGAGGGCCTAATGGCCATCTCACCCGACGTACTGGCGACGGCGCTCAATGAGCTTATGCCTTCGTACAGTGAAATGTTCGTCAAGTTTCACCCCTTGATGGAAAAAATCATGCTGAACGGGAATATGACCCGTGACACACTCAAAGGCCCGCGCCGCGAGTTTGCTGTTGTGACCGATGGTCCCGGTACTGTGACGCAAGTCAACACCGGTTCTGAAGTCATCGCAGGCGGACGCTCGCAGAATGCACACCGAGGTAACGTGCTTGCACCACGTCTCATCTATGCGTTCGACGTTCCCGGCAAGGACTTGGCTGAGGCCAATGGCGAGATGGACCTCGCACGAATCCTTCAGCACTACCCAGAGCTGGCTCTGTCCGACTTCCATGAGCGGATCTCGAATCAGCTTGGAACAGGTAACGGCAATCAGGTCGGCGGCTTCGCTACCCTGAACGGCAACACCACGTTCAACCCAGACGGAACTGCCCGTGACGGATTCCTTCAGATCTCCGCTTCTTCTGCCAAGACAGTTCACGGACTGAAGTGTGCAGGTGCAGGTGCAGGCGCTATCAGCGGCTGGAACAACCAGTACGAAGACATCACTTCGTTCGCTGTCAACGGTCGTAGCCAAATGCGTAAGGCGTACTTCGCCGCATCACGCCAAGGCAAGACTGCTGGCCCTGTTGACTTGATGATCGGTGACGAGTCCTCTTACCTCAACTACATCGACGACTTGGACGATCAAGTCCGCGTGGTCAAGGTTGAGGGCGACAAGGCTCCACCTCTGGTACGTCAAGGCGTCAAGTTCCTCGACGCTGACTTCTTCCTCGACGACTCGATCGACGTGTCTGACGCAGCCTTCAAGGATGGCGCAGGCAATGCGACTGCGGCGACCGATGGCATCATCTACGGCCTCAAGACTTCGGTCTGGCACATGTTCACTCTTGGCCACGACGCGGCTCGCGAAACGAAGGGCGACTTCGCTCTCCGTGGACCGTTCCGTATCCCTGACCAAGATATCTTCCGCTACGAGTTGGTGCTCATGATGGGCATGCACACCACGCAGCTTCGTTCCAACTTCGTCGTCACCGGCGCAGGCACCCCATAAGGAGGATCCCATGGGTTTCACAGCATCTGGTATCACTACCACCACTGTTACTACTACACAGCAAGCACCTCTGGGCTTTATTCTCACCGCTCCTGACGGTGACAACGGAGCGCAAGAGTGGATTTATGTCCAAAACAAAGACTCTGTAGAGCTTGTTGTGGGCACCGTTTGCGGTCGCGTCGGCTCGTCCCTCACCTACCAAGTTCTTCGCTGTCCCACCAGCGAGACAACGGCACGGGTGGTTGGATGCGTTCAGACCGCGATTCCAGCAGAGTCGTATGGTTTCATTCTCCGCAAGGGCGTTGGTACCGTGTTGATTGACACGGGTGTTAGTGCGAACGCTGGACTTCAGGTTGGCAACGGCACCGCTGGACGCGCAGATGCGTCTGGTGGCGCGCTGACCCACCCGACGTTCGGGCTTTCCCTCGCGGCGATTGGTACAGGTGAGACGGGCAACGCTCACATTAACTGTATGGGCTAGTAGATGAATCTCAAAGAGATTCGGAACGCGATGTTCGCCCAGGCGGACTGGGCACCGACCCAGTCGTCTGAGGCGATCTCTCGCGCTAATAGCTTCATCAATAGGGCCTACAATCAGTTAGCCCTAGAAGCTCCGTTTCTCTTTTTCGAGTCTAAGGTGCATCTGGCTACAGAGCCGGATGTCGAGTCTAAAGCAGGCTCAACAGCCGCCGCCGCTGGAGATCGAATCCAGTTGGCGGGGGCGAACACTCTTCCGGGATCACCGACCACACGGGATCCTTGGACTTGGCATACGACATACACGCATGCCACAACAACAAGCTACCCCGACTTGTTTACCGTGTGGAAAACAGACCGATCGTGGGACGGTCGAATGATTGAGATTACGACAGCGGACGGCACAAAAGTCCGCAATCAGATTCGGTCTATCTGGCGAGAAACAGACGGGGCGTCGTACCGCTATACGTTTACTCTTGTCACTCCGTGGGACATTGGTACTTACGGGAACGGCACGTTGGATATGGACGGGTTTGTCGGATTCAAGTACCGTATTTTTACTGAAGCCTACGCGCTGCCCGACGATTTGATTCAGTTGAGCACTGCCCGCCTTCGCGACAATACCAACAACTACCCTTTGGATGTTTTTGGTCAACGAGAATCCGAAGACCTGCAACTCGACGGACCCCCGTCACAAGTTGCCTCGGGCATACCCCGCGTCATTTTTCGCCGCAGTCATGTCCACATGCGCGGCCCGAGCTCTGCTCCAGTAGCGTCTCCGGCCCTGACCAATCCAAATGTTTTTGAGCCGAAAAATATCGCAGACCCAAAAAAGCCCGGATCTTTTGATGCTACGAGAGAGCAGGCGAAAAGACGAGGAGAGGTCAACGTCGATCCAAACGCAGGCGCACATGTCGGGCCTGACCTCGCCAGCGATGCTGGCGCAACCGCGATTGACAACAAGTGGCTTGGCCCCGAACCCGCAGGCACGTTTGAGTACCGCGTGACGTACTCTTGGGGGAAGAGGGATGTAGAGTTCCAACTCCCAGGCCTCGGCAGTTGGGAGGGGTTTGCGCAGCCTCTTGACATTACGAACAGTACGCCATTCCCAAGCGCGAGCACATCAGCAAACGGCGACACTCCATCGCGAAATAGGTTTAGAACACCACGATTTGAATCTCCACCGTCTCCGGTATCAAACGCAATGACTGTCGCACGGGTTGGCGATGAGTTTGCTGCTGTCAAGCTGTCGCTTCCAAACATCACCTACGCGCTAGGATTTCTGACTAAGTTTGGGTCTCACAGTAGGCAGAGCCTCGACCAAAGCGGTGTTTACATCCGCATTTATCGCCGCCGCATTGACGCGAACATGAACGACTACGGGTTGCTTGAGAACGCTGCTGACGGTCTCCAGCAGTCTCAACTAGATTCGGACAACGCCTTTTATCTGTTGTCAGAGTTCCGTGCAGATAGCAACAACTCGGGCGTGTGGTACGACAATGGTGAGTTTTTACCTGACTACAGTCGCAGGCTGCGGGATATTCACGGGTATCAAACAATCCAGTTTTACCCCAAGCCTGACCAGCGGTACGTCGTTGACATCCGAGGCGTTATTCGTCCTGAAGAGTTGACAGCGGACCAAGACGTTCCCTTGGTGCATGCAGAAGCGACCAACGTCTTGATTGAAAAGGCGATGGTGTACTTGTATGAAAACATGGGGCAGACGGCTCGGTCTGACTACAGCACTTCTCGTTATCAAGAACTTCTCTTTACTCTCACAAAAAGATACGGCGATCTTCGCCCACCCTCCGCACCTGTGTTACGCACTATGACACGGGCCACCGGCATCAGAACGAACCGCCGATGGAACCGTAGACTGTCAAGCGATGACCTGGGAGGAGTAGTCGATGGGTAAAGAAGATACGCCACTTATTTGTGGGGGAGTGTACAAGCAGCTAGACTTGCACGATGTTGAAAGGCACGGCCTAATGGTGGCCTTGACTATCAATGGTAACGAGCAGTCTGGCTTGATTTACTGGACCGGGTTCAAGCCTGAACTGGTTACGAATCACAACAAAGACCGCTTGGCAAAGCTAGAGCTGATTGCAAAGCCAGCGCCTTTGGTTATTGAGAAACCAGAGCCTAAGCCAGAGCCTAAGCC